TCAATTTCGTCAACCAAACGCAACAAGATGTCATAGACATGTTTCTTGTTGATGCGAAGAGACTTCATTTCATCACGGATTTCTTGCCTGATAGATTCCATTGTAATATACATAAAGGAAATATTATCTTTAAATGTAATGCTCGTCATAGGACCAAGTCTTCTGAGTGGAATCGGGCAACACGCTAAAAAGTATACCGAACTTTTCCCCGATTGGGAATATACCGAAATTCAAAATGACATACCTGTATGTGAAAGAGCGTTCATATTTGCTTTACCTATTAATTACTGGTTTCAAAAAATACCAGAGCTCAAGAAAAAGGTCAAACACTTACACTGTATGACTGTATGTGAAACCGAAACCGTACACGAAGACTATGGTAAATTGTTTTCATTTTTTGACCGAATTGCAGTTCCGAGCGAGTTTTGCAAAAAAGTGTTCTCGAGACAATTTCCACATACCAAATTTTATGTCGTTAGAGCACATATACCCACCGAAGACAAATACACCTTTTATCACATTGGAAACGTCGCTGACCAACGAAAGAATTTTAGAGATATCCTCGAAGCGTTCGTGCGCCTCAATAAGCCCGACACAAAGCTTATAGTGAAAGCCACGTGTAATCAACCCATCAAAATTAACTTGCCAAATGTAGAAGTCATAAATGATCTGATATCCGATGAAGACCTGGATAAAATACATAGATTATCAGATTGTTACGTGAGCTTTTCTAGTTCAGAAGGCGTTGGTATGGGTGCTGTTGAGGCCGCCATCCGAGATAAACCTGTCATTATTACAAATTATGGAGGTGCACCCGAATATGTAAAAACACCGTATACGATTGATTGTGAACTTCAAGAGTTGCAGAATGATGACTTCTTGTTTAAGAAAGGTATGCAGTGGGGCAAACCAAACAAAGAACAACTCTTGGAATTCATGAATGATGCGTATGAAAAACGACTGAGATACATGGATCACTCACACACGAAATGGATGGTTGGAAAAGAACACGTATCACAACAATTCATCGATGATGTAATTGGTAATGAAAACGATGAGCCCGGTGAGAATAGCACCTGAAGCAATGGCACCCTTTTGAGCGATAAGCATGGAGACGATATCATCAATGAAACCAATGTTTGTGGGTTTCTTTACATTTTCGGGGACAATTTTTGCGATAGCTACATAGAGGGCCATGGCGATTATAACTGGTCTTAATGTTTCTTGGTCTAACATTTACAATACACTAATATTTTGATTTTGGCTGATGTTTCTTACAGAATCCACCACACGTAGCTCTAAATCCACACGACTTGCCAGCCAATGTCACTGCCTGACAAGTGTGCACCACACGCCTTTTTTCTACTATCTGCTCTGGAGCTTTATCTAAAAAGTGAATGACCTTACCATCCCTTTCTTTTCGAAGTTGTGTGTATTTTTGTTTCATCTTCCACGTTGCATGTGCGAGTTTCTTGCATCTATCGGTGGGTGATTCCACTCGGTACATACGCATGGCGTCGGCGAGGCACTGTTCGTAGGACATCTTTAGAATGTTGTAATTACAAGGGTAAGAATAGGTGACTTAGGATATAGAACTGCACAATTTTTCAGAAACAAATGAAATTACTGGAACAGATACTGCATTACCAGGTAATAACTCTATGAAACGCTTTTTAATTCTGATTACACCATAGATGTATCTCTTATTATGTGAAACCACATTGGAAATGAATGCCTAACACCACTACGTATTTCAGTTATACCATGCACGTAATCTATATTAGATGGGAATAAAACGAGTTTTCCCTTTTCTGGTTCAATACTCACAAGTAATTCCGGAAAAAATATTTTACCACCCTCAAAATCATCATTAAGATACAATATAGCAGTATAGTCTCTAATTTCGGTACCTGGGTGAAAGTGAAGATTTCCGGTAAAAAGATTCACTGTATCACAATGTGGTGGCATACGTTGTCCGGGATACCACGAGACTACGTCAGTATAAGTCATCCCAACTTTATGACCAAATGTTTCGAATGCTTTATTTTTAATTCTATCTATAATATCCGTTAATACATCACGTGATGGAAATGATTCTACATATCTACTTCTACCCGCATAAAATGGAAATACTTTATCAGCTGGTATAGTTGGTGTAGATGGTATCTCACCGACAATTTTGTCACACGTGGTATCATGAACAAACTTGGGTATTTCGTATATATCCATTATATAATTAGTTATATAAATTTATATTGTCATTTGCACACGGGTGTGTAATCAAAGACACCGTTTTCTTACATGTCAATTACAATCAAAATATTTATACCATTTCTAATGATTTTTAAGGCTGATATACAACTCGGTGTTGTCGCGCAGACACATTGTGATCTCGCAACCTAATTTGAACAAGCGTTTGGAAAATTCTTTGCCGTCTAGCGCTTTCAAAACGTCGTCCATTACCTCATTTGCGCTTGAATTACGAATATGGAGTGTTATACGTTCTCCATCTGAGTACTTGTAACTAGATCGACACATCCACCCAACGAAATTAGTGTACCTCTTGAACGAGCTTTTTCTACCTGGCTGATCGGTGATCGATGAGAAACATTTCAATAAGTCTTCAGTTTCAATGCCCATATATATCAACTGTCGCAAACGCTGGAAACTTGGTGACGTCACTTCCGTCATAACGGTTCCATAGTTACAGAGCATCTTGAAGTGCTTGATCTTCGCACCAGTATAGTCAAATGCTCGGAGGGTCTTGGCGTCGACAGACGCGGAAGCTTGCATTATCTTAATCGAACGTTTATTAAATAATTAAAAGTGAAATTCGACTTAGGTACTAACCTCAAGTCAAAAAACAAAGACCCCTACCTTTGTTTTTAAAAAACAGCTTAAGTGGAAGCCTCGTTTATTAAAAATCAAGTAAAAATGAGTGAAAGCATTCAAAAGCTTACCCACGTCGAGCACATCTTGAAGAGACCAGACTCATATGTTGGCCCTGTGTCTCGTGTTGGTGAACAGTATTGGGTCAAGGAAGGTGATGGTTTCGAAAAGAAAACCGTCATCTATGCACCCGCGCTTCTTAAGATTTTTGACGAAATTCTTGTCAATGCCATCGATCGTAATTCACTCTATCCAAAACAGGTAACGTCCATCTCCGTCAACATCGACCGAGAAAAGGGTGAAATCAGTGTTGAGAACAATGGACCTCTCGGAGGCATCGCGGTCAAGGAACATGAAAAAGAGAAGATTTGGAATCCGGAACTCACGTTTGGGCATCTTCTCACGAGTACCAACTACGATGATTCGCAACAGCGTGTCGTCGGTGGTAGAAATGGATACGGCGCAAAACTCACGAACGTGTACTCGAGTAAATTCTCCATCAAAATCAAGGATTCCGAAAACAAGACGACGTACACACAAGAGTGGACAGATAACATGAAGACGTGTGGAAAGCCGAAGATGCGTAGCTACTCCGGAACGACATCAAGTGTATGCGTCACGTTTACGCCAGACTGGTCAAGATTCGGTATGAAATCAATGGATGAACACATCTTCAAGATTTTCGAGAAGCGTGTCTACGACGCGAACATCTGTACCACACCGGGATGTAAAGTCAAGTTCCAAGGAGAAGCTCTTCTAAAAACTGCATTCAATGAATATGCTAAAATGCACACAAAAACAGACGAAGTTTGTACATTCAGTTCAGATAGGTGGTCTGTGTGTGTCGCGCCATCCGAAGATGGATTCGAACAAGTGTCGTTCGTAAATGGTATTTGTACGACCAAAGGTGGGAGTCATGTAGACCACGTGGCGGGTATTCTCGCGTCGAACATCATCGACGAGATGGCAAAGAAAATCAAACTCAAACCGCAACAAGTGAAGAATGCATTCATGGTTTTCGTGAAGGCAACACTCGTGAACCCAACGTTCAGTAGTCAGGTCAAGTCTGAGTGTACTCTCAAACCACAGGAATTTGGGAGCAAATTTGAGCCAACGAAAAAGCTCATCAAAGATATTCTCAAAACGAATGTACAATCCGAACTCATGGCACTGTCCAAGTTCAAAGAAATGAAAGAGCTTCAAAAAACGGATGGTGCGAGAAAGTCTAAAATCACCGGCATACCAAAGTTAGATGATGCAAATAAGGCGGGTACCGCACAATCTGGAAAGTGTACGCTCATCATCACAGAGGGTGATTCAGCGAAATCACTCGCAGTCGCTGGACTCTCTGTAGTTGGACGTGATTATTACGGGGTATTTCCACTTCGCGGTAAGTGCAAAAATGTGAGAGATGCATCTGTCAAACAACTCACGGAGAACAAGGAGTTCAGTGACCTCAAGAAGATTTTAGGTCTTCAACAAGGTAAGGTGTATACGTCGCTCAATGAACTCCGATACGGTCGTCTCATGATCATGACGGATGCCGATACTGATGGAAGTCACATCAAGGGTCTTGTACTCAACATGATTCATTACTTTTGGCCGAGTTTACTTGACCTAAATTTCGTGGTGAGCATGGTGACACCTATCATCAAAGCCACCAAGGGTTCTCAAACCATGTCTTTCTACACGGATTCCATGTTTAGAACGTGGTATGGAAATGGGAGACCCGGTTGGAAGATTAAGTACTACAAGGGTCTCGGTACGTCTACGTCTGCCGAGGCTCGAGAGTATTTCAAGAACATCGAACAGCTCACGGTTAAATTTGATACAGACGAAAAAACAGATGATTCTGTAGTACTCGCGTTCGATAAAACAA